GCTGTGGTTCGACGGACATCCGTCACCACACCATCGGTCACTTGGGCGTAGTATCCGGTCACCATGATCGTATTACGCGCCGCCAGCGGTCAAAGTGAAGGTCGTGATGTTGACCACTTGGGAGACGGCAATGACGATGTTGTCCAGTGTCATGTCGCCACCGCCGCCCGTAGCCGTCACGGTGCCTTGGATGCCAACCGTGGTGCCAGCATTGTCCAGTACGCGGAAATACCCGGCACTTCCAGCGGCTGCGCCAGTTAGGGTCCATGTGCCAAGAAGGGTTTTGGTGCCGCTGGACGCCGCGTTCATCCAATCCGACGGCAGAGTGCCTGATGCCAGAAGGGTTCCAGAGGCAGCCGTGGCCGTGGTCGCAGGGACTGTGCCGGAGTAAAGCCGCAGGATCGGTGAGGCACCAATGGTGCTTTCGATGGGGTCTAGCGTGGCGTTTCGCACCGCTACAGAATATTGGAAGGCCATGTTTCTATCCTACAATCAGGTAAACGGTGTTGGGGTCTTTGACGGGTAGTGCATCGTACGCAGCTTGGGTGATCACGGTCCACGGATTGGCCAGCGATGCGATCTGGGTGATACTCACACGAACGCTGGTGCCGCCCTGAACAGCTTCAAGCAACTCTGCGCCAGATACCGCAATGGCCGCTGGCAGGTTCGGGATTTGTATCTGGCTCACGGCTTACCTCTTGAACGGTTGCGGCATGATAGCCGAATGTCAGATCGTTGTCACCTTGGAAGGAGCAGCCCGCCGTTGGGGTCCATGATTTCGCGCCAGAGGGCATCGAATAGGGTCACGTCAAACCACCGCAATGCCGCGTTGGCCGCAGAGAAATTTCAGATAGTCGTGGACTGTCAGCACTTCGGCATCTGACAGCGTTTTATTGAATGACATCATCGCCGCGACACTGTTGGTCGTGACGCCACTGCCGATCAAACCACCGACGCGCAGAGACGCGGTTACAACCGCCGCACCAATCGCCGCGCTGACTGTCGTTATGACCCCAGCAGAAGCGGCGTGGACTTTTGCAGTTGTGCCGTTGTGACTGGCGGCGAGGAAATTGAACCCCGTCGCGCTGGCGTATGGCGTCCCAGTTCCGCGTGTTGTGCCGATGACATAGGGATAGATGTTCAGGTTGAAACGTCCAACGCAGTTGTCGGTGTCGCCCGAATTCCAGTTGCCCGCAAACTGCCCATTGCCAGCACCGACAGTCGTAACAACGCAATGCGTCCACGCGTTAGATGTGTTGACGATGCCTGTGTCAAACCCAAATGTGCCACCGACATTGGCGAACCCATCGCCATACGTCGGAACACCGACCAGCGTGGCATCCGTGTTTGTTTTCAGGTTCTTTTTGCTCAATGCCTCGGATGTTCCGAACAGCATCAGCGCCGCGCAATCGCTCCACAGCGGAGGGATTTTAGACACGATTTTCGTGAAACTTGCGTCTGAGATTTTGATAGATACCGCCATTGGAAGCCCCCTTTTAAATCGAGTAATTGAAGATGGCGCACCAGTCATAAACTGGCAGGGCATCGAATGTGATCAGGCTGTTCGTCGCCCGCAGATTAGTCGAACCACCGACAAAACTGTCAGCGCGACCAGTGCTTGCGTTGTGACCTGCGCGAATTTTAGCAACCGTCGAAGCAACCGCCTCGCTGGCAAATGTCAGCTTGATGGTGTCGCGGCCAACGATTGCCGGATCAGCGGATTGCGAAACAGCCGCCGCGCTCCCGTCCAGACAGTCAAATCCGAACCGCGTCTGTGCAGGCAGGGTTGTGGTGTCAAACGTCAGGCCGGATCGGTTCATCCTCAGATAGATCGACGCGCCGACTTGGATGTGGCTCAACGGTTGAAGGGCATCCCATCGCACCCCGTCCGTGATCACCCGCTTGGCAACCAGCCCACACAGCGCGCCCATTGCCCGCTCAGACGCAGGGTTGATGTGCAGGGCGTCATAGTAGGTGTATTGATACATCGGGCCAGCAACAACGATCAGCGGGCTTTCCTGACAGCACTCCAACTGCGCTACTGCCAGTTGCGGCGCACGGCTGGAAATCTGGTTGATAATGGTCAAAACCCGGCGCGTCTGGCTGGTGATGATCGCCCGCACATCGGTATCCAGATCAGATGCCAGCGTCAGCGTTTCGGTTTTGAATGTCGCGGTTGGCGTCAGGCTGCCGGGATCGCCGTCATTTGCACCGATTGTCAGGACATTGCACAGCCAGCCAACCGTATCGCCCGTTGCCACGCCGTACGCTTGCAAAGCCGTAGCCTGTGCCATCATTGCAGTGAATGGTGCCTGTCCCTTGCTGATCTGCGCAATCTTATAGCCCGAATAACCGTTGTTACAGGCCAGCAATCTGAAATCGTTGGTTTGATACGACAGCCCGTTTTCGTCGCGGATCGCCTGTTTCCAGCCCGCTTGAGTTCCGAACATTGGGTTTTCACCCCGCGCTGCGTATTGACCGTTCGCAACTGTCGAGGCAAGAAAAACGCCGCCCGTTGATGTTCGCGCGGGCCAGCAGATGTTGTCATACTCCTGCGCAGTCGTGATCGCCGTGCCAGTTGAACCCTCGGCCAGACTTTCGCCCGTGTTGTTGATAAACCCGATCTGATAGGGATACGCCCCGCCGAAACGATTGGCAGGTACAGGCACTGGCAGGCCGTTCAGGGTGACGGTTTCCATGGCGATAGCGGCCAGCGTTCCATCGTCCTTGATCCCAACAGCGGCGTTCCCGCTTGCATCGGCCCCCAGCACAACGGCATAGCCGACATATTCCGCATCCAGCATCGTCGTTGACGCAATGATCAGTCCATCGGTGGACAGCGCCGTGATGTCAGCGGTGTTTGCGGCAAATGTGCCATCGTCCAGCACACCCACGGCTGCGAAATCCAGACCATCATAGACTGACCACGCATAGCCGACCGGGGCAGTCAGTGGCATGCGGTCGATGACAAGCTGCACCAGTGCCGTGGATGGGGTGCGAAATGCCTCAGTCGCTACACCCGCCACGTTTTTGTAGATGATTGCCGCTTCGCCCGACACCGCCGATGGCACCGCGAAGAACCCGTTGACAGGCGTATTTGCAGCCATGACCGCCGTTGCACTCGCGCCCGTCAGGCCAGCCGATGCTGCGAAAGACAGTGTAGGCGTCCCTGCCGAATAGTAGCCGGGATAGGTGATCGTCACGGATACCAGCACACCGCCCGCGACGACGAACACGCCAACCGGGGCAAGCACCTGCGTCCCACTCGAATAGGCCAACGCGAAAGTGCCATTGGTGCCAGCAGACCCAGCAACGATAGACGTGACGCCTGCGATACCGGACCCGATGCCAGCGGCAGTGGTTGGGAAGGTTAGGATTGATCCGGCAATGGCAGCGTCACGGGCGGCTTCGGCTGCAACCACATCGGCATGGGTCAGGACTACGTCAGCGGCAGTGGTTGCGGTGGCTGCAACGGCTTCCGTGGCTGCGGTTTGGGCCAGAACGCGGTCGGCTGCTGCTGCCACGGCTGCTGCCTCTGCGGCAGCTCTGTCATCGGCTGTATCGTTCCTTAGTGTGTTTACTTCCTCAGAATTAGCATTGAGAATGCCGCGAATGGTGCCAAGGGATTGGCCGTTATTAAAAGTTGCAGCCATAATTTACCCGCTCCATATTTGCATGTCGTCCCAGAACTCCACATCATCCCATGGGTCCATCAAGTAGGTAGGAAGTCCAGCTTCTGGCACTGTTGTGTTACCATAAGGCAAACCGGGGTTGTTGTCACCGGGTGCGTTCGGATCAGTGCCGGGGAAGTTGTTCCGGCTGCCGCTGGCGAAACCAGTCTGCTGGGTGACGCGGAACTGGTCATCCTCGGTGATGCGGAAATCACCGCCCGGCACCGGAATGCCAGTCCTGAAGTTGACCGTGTCCTGACCGGAGGTGACCCGATAGTTGGTGGATGCCGTCACATAATCCTGCGGGCGTGCGTTCATGATCACCGGAGGGTCGGCAGGCAGCACGATGGATCGCAGTTGCGATTGCGGTGTATCCATGCAGCTGTTGCACACCAGCAGCCGCTTGTTGACCAGTGCAGCGCCAGCCCAGTCAAACTGCCATGACAGGTCGACGTGGTTCAGCACGCCGCCACAGCGGTCGCACACGGCTGCTGCCTGCGGTGACTTTGCGCTGATGCGTGCGCGGCCAAGGCGGGATGCATAACTCAACGGAAGTATCCACCAATCATCGGGCTGATATAAGTCGGCACCGTCTCGACATCTTGCGTGGCGGCGATGCTGTAACTCTCGTCAGCCTGCCCTTTGAGGGCTTGTGCCATCTGCGGTGCCCATATGCGGGCAAGGCGGTAGGTCAGGCCATCAGCGACCGCTTCCAGCCACCGATAAGGCACCTCTGCGTTCTCGCCATTCTGCAGGTTCGAGTCCTGAATTTGCCGGACCCGGTAGTATTTCAGGATGGTGGCAGAGGAACCGTCAGGGACGGGCCACAGGGTCAAGGTCGGCGATACCAGTCTGTCGTACCAGTAGGACGTTGGGAAGCCCTGCTGGGCCTTGTTTGGGTAGGATGCGTACTCAGTGCGCGAGATCGGCATGATCACCCTGTCGATGCCGCTTCCAGTCGTGGTGTAGGCGTCCAGCACCATGATGGTGTTGCCATCCACGGCGTAGGTGGTCTGACCCTGCACCAGTGGTACCGTGACCAGATCAACAGCCCAGAGGTTGACCCCTTGGTTCGACCAACGCGACAGCATCATGTTCATCGCCATGCGGGCGCTTTCCATATGCTCCTGCAGCACGGCGGTCGGTCGGACCCCGATGTTCTGGTAGGCATAGAGGACGATCTCGCCGAGCGCTGGGTTGAAGCTGTATGTGCCGCTGGTTGTCATTTGCTCAACACTTCCATGCTTTCAAGGACAGGGTACTGCATCACTGAACCCTCCATTTTCCAACAATTTCACCAGATTGACGCATCTTAGCTAACTTCAATTGCGACAACTCTTGAAGGTTTTTGTTCCTGACTGGGTCCGCGATACACGGGTGCATCCTACCATGCTCTACGGCAGAAAGAATGCGAAGATTTCCCCAATAGTTGTTTTGGTGATCTCCATCTATGTGGTCAACTTGCGACCCTTCAAACAGTTCACCAACAAAGGCTTGCGCCACAAGCCGATGGACCAAGAACGATTTGCAGCAAACATTTCTTGGCGATCCATCACGGAATTTCACTTCAACATAAGGCAAGGTTCTGCCTGTCGCTGAACGCTTTTTAATAGACAGCAGCATAATCCTTTCAGCAACCGGGACCATGCTTCCAGTTTTACCACGTCGAAACCTTTGAACTGACTTTACACGTCCATAATCACTAACCTCATATCGACCCTCGTATCCATGAATATCAACCCAGCGTTCGTTTAACAGTTCCATGCTTTTCTAGCCTTTCTCAGTCTACTGTTCGGATCGTCAGCAGCTTCCGGGAACATCTTAGCCTGTCCTGCACTCCTAGCACAAAATGACTTCTTGCGGGCAGCGTCTTTTTCAGTCTTTGGCGATGGGGCAGGAGGTTTCAGGTTGTGACCTTCAGCCTTGGCCGATGCCCTGCCCTTTGCATTCAGGCCACCCTTTGGGTCTTGGCCTTCTTTACGGGTCCAAGCAGGTGACTTTGCCATGACTACAGCGTCCCGTTGTTCTTGATCAAGACGGCGCTAATGAAGATGTTTGCGGCAGCGCCAGCGCCACCAGAACCTTGAAGTTGCCACTGAAGATCAGACTTTTCAGTGTATTGCAGGGGATATTGGATCGGGACAGTGAGTTGCTGGATAAAGAAACTTTGCTGCTGCTGATGGACGACCCCCCCAGCAGCGTTGTTGACTTCGTATGTCCGCAGCCTGACGAAGGCACCGCTGGTAGCGGATGTGTTGCTGTCCGCTTGAAGAAATGCTTGATACAGGGTGTATCCAGCGGGGACCGTGTAAATAGACATCTGGGTCTGACCGATGCCGATGGTGATCTGTGCGTAGGTGGTGCCGCCATTCTTTGCGGTGATGGTGCCGACCGCATTTCCAGAAACAGCCGTCATCGAATTGATGCGGAAGTAGGACAGCGTGGTGTTGATGTTTGCAGTACCATTCAACGCGATTGTCTCAGAGATCGGTAGGAAGTTACCGTCAAGGCCATTGATCTTGATCGTAACAGCCGTGTCGGATGCCGACGAACTCGTCAACACCATGACGACCGCAGAACTTGGATACACATAGTTCCCGCCAGAACCAGTAAGTCCTTCCCAGAGAGGGCCAAATGCCGTGCTTCCAAGTACAGTTGTAAACGCAAACAGGTTTACAGCCTCATGGCCAAAGACATTTCCGCGAGATACTTGAAGCTCAAACGGTTCGTATCTTCCGCTTTGAGTGATGGATGGGGCGATTGGGTTTGTCATCTTGCGTCTCCTGTGGGGGTGAAGGGGCCTTTCAGCCCCCTCTGTTACTTGACCTTGGCGGCGGCTGCCGACATCAGCGGCATACCGTGAACGCTCTGGCCACCAGTGACGGTCTTGTTGCCGCTGGTGGTGTGCATTGATGTGTCGCTGCTCTTATCAACACCAGTCTTCATGGTCTTGATGACAGTCATGGCGGGTTTTTTGTTACCAACGCGCATTATGCAAGGTCTTGCGCTTGGATGTAGCGGACGGTCAAGGTGCCGACGCCAGTTCCGGTGTTGGCGGATTTGACCCAGATGCGGTCATCGGTGGTGCCAGTGTCGTCCCACAGCGCCGTCTTGGTGGCATCAGCCAGCGGGGTGATCCCGGTAATTCCGACTGGGATGGTTGTCAGGACCGCAAGCTCAGTGGCTGTGGCAGAGATGCCGACGCTCATGGTGAGGGCAACCCCAGTCCAAGCGGCGGTTGTGGCCATCTGGATGCTGATGATATGGCTGTTGGCCGGGAGTACGATTGACGTTGCCAATGCAGTCGCTGATCCAGCTTGCGTCACCGGATAGGTTTGCGCCATGACGACGGAGCCGACGTTCTTGACGTCTTTGCCCAAAGTGGTGCCGGAGGTGTTGAGGATGTTGCCCGCACGAATGGGGCCAGTGAACGTCGTCTTACCCATTTTGGGTTCCTTTGCACAATGTGGCCGCACTGTCTGTGCAAAGTCCGCTGGGTGCGGTCAGGGCGGCAATGAAACCCAGAAGGGAAGAGAGGGACCGAAGCCCCTCTCCAAAGTTCGTCGCTTAGGTCGGGGTCGAACCCCAAACCGAGCGCCAGTTGTAGTACGAGAACGAGTACCGCTCGTAGCCCTTGACCAACAAGTTATCCGTCACAAAATCCACTTGCATATCGGTTTCGAACTTCACACGCTCCATGTAGGACAGACCGTCGATGTTGGTCAGCAGGAACCATGCGTTGGCCGACGTGAAGAAGTCGTTGACCATGTAGCCTTCAGGCAGACCACCAGCGGTGGACATGATCGCGTTCACATCGTTGTCAGCAGTGCCGGGGCGCAGTTCCGTCTTCGTCAGGCGGATGGCCACGGGTTCCAGTGCGGCAGGAACGATCAATTTCCGACCACGGGCGAAGACCTTCAGGCCTGCCTGATCGCGGAATTGAGTACGAATGGAGATCATGCCGTTCAGCAGGGTCGCCTCGTTCAGTTCCACTTGGGTGGACGGGGTGTTAGCCACCACGCCGCCGTCGATGGGGTGGTTCGCGGACAACAGGGCCACGCCGTCACCACCGATGGACGAGTTGTAGGTCGTCGCGGTGTTGAAGATGTTGGCGGCGTAGATTTCCTTGGTCTGTTGGAAGCTTTCGATCAGGCCAAGGTTCGACGGCTGGAACTGGGTCTTGTACAAGTTGTCGTCGATGGCCTTGCGGGTGATCGCATACCCCAGACCGATTTCGACGTGTTCTTGGTTGTAGATGTAGCGTTCGCCAGCGCCGTTGTCGAAGGAGGTCTGACCACCCTCGGTTTTCAGCTGTGCGAAGCCCAAGAAGCGCATCTCAGCGGTGCGTTCCAGCGCCATCTTCGAATTGTGCTTCGTGAACAGTTTGTCGTACTGAGATGGGATCATCTCGTACTTGCCTTCGATCCCGCGCAAGCCGGGAAGCAGAAGGTCTTTGATCGCAGAAAGGTTAACAGCCATTTCTCAATGCTCCTTACACGCCGGACAGTTGCTTAGTGGCAACCGAGTTGAAGGCGACGACGGCGATGTTGTAAGCACCAGCGTCGGTACCATTGAGGGCCACGCTCTGGAAGAGCGAGATCACACGGAACGGCAGGGTTGCGGTCGTGGCGATGGTCGCACCCAAGGTTGCGCCGGACAGGCCGTTGGCGGCATTGCCCACACCAGTATTGTAGCTGATGTTTGCGTTGACAGCCGCTTGCGTCAGCCCGGTAGCGTCCGACTGGACAGACCACTTGGCGTTCGGGTCGTTGACGATGTAACCCTCAACGAGGTTGCCCGACGCGACGTCGGAACCCGGCCAGTAGTTCGACCACACGGTGCGCTTCTGGGCGACCGAAAGGTATTTGCAGCCAACGAAGATGCCCGCAATGGTGCCAGTTACCTCGGTGGAGGCAGCAGCGCCGACGGTCACATAGCCGTTTGCATCGTTGATTACGGGGTCACCAAAGTAGATCGCGGAGGCGTTGTAGACGATTGGAACGGCAACCTGTTCATAGGTCGGGGCCGAACCAGTGCCAGAAAACTGGCGGAAGCCGAAGGGCGTGTTGGTGTTCGCCATGTCGGAAACTCCTGTGTTCAGGAGGTCCATCATCGCGCACCGGGGCGAGGGTAGAACCGGGAATTTGCTCAGTCTCCCACACCGAGGGGAGAATGGCTCACATCATACATGGATTTAATGGTTTGTCCAGCAGGGCAAAAAAAGGCCCCGCCGAAGCGAGGCTTAGTTGAACAGGGAGGCGGTTGACCGTCTTTCCGGCCTGTCAGCCCTTGCGGGCGGTCCCAACCACGAGACTGAGAACAACTGGTACTATTCGCTTGTGGGCCTGTCAACCGCTGGCAGGAACACCGAGACGTGGGGTTCCAGTTTGTCCCACGCCTCTTGGATGGCTGGCGTACCCTCTGATCGGATGACCTTACGGAGACGCTCAATGTATCGGTATATGGTGATGATTTTGATCATTCGGGGATCGGCATCGCCTCGTACTTCTTGTTGATCCGAACCAGTGGGTCGCCCTTGTTGGTCCGGTCGAACTCGCCATTCTTCGGATTGGTCAGTTGGGCTTCCTTGTCACGCATCTGCATGCGGGCACGGCGCAGGGATGCCTGCTGGGCTTCCTGCGTGATCTCCATCGGGCGCTCCATCAGTACCATGCCCTTGCGGGTGATCTCCACGCCCTTGTAGCCCATCGGCATCAGTTCTGGGTGGCGACTGGCAGGAACCGACTCCCAGCCCTTGCGGGCCAGCGCCACTTGGTGTGCCGGGTCTTCAGCGCCAAGGATGAAGCGGGTCTTCCATTCGTACGACCAGCCGTCCGGGATGATGCCAAGTTCGATGTAGTATTCATCGGTGCCATCATCACCAAGGTCGGTGTCGTGACCACGGAGTTCGGCAGTCCGGCGGGCGGCGCGGTCGCGGGGGGTTTCCCCGGAGGTGGCTTCGGGGCGCATTGTCGGGCGTAGCGTCATTGAATTTTCCCTTCCTTCTTGAGGGCGACCATGTTCTTGGCGTAATCCTCTGGTTTCATACCCATCATTTCCGCCATCTCGCGCTGTGCTGCGGACAATCGGACCACATTGGAACTTGCAGACTGACCACCACGGTTTGCGGGGGCCGCAGCGGGGGCCGCATCACGGCGACGAACCGCCTTTGCAGCGTACGCATCATCGCTTTCGCCTTGGGATACCTTGGGGGCAATCTTCAACGTCTGTTCGATGGCCTCAAAGTATTCGTCGCTGTCCGTGGCGATACCATCGGCAACCGCAAGGCTGTGGGCGGCGATCATCTTGGCATTCAGGCGCGCATCCTTGACAAACTCAGGGTGCTGACGAACCCAATCAGCACTGCGGCGAGATAGTTGGGCCGCAAATGCCTCTACAGGGTCCGCTGGTGGTGCCACTGGTTCTGGTTTGCGCGGTGCGCTTTCCATGGCCTGCTTGCCGTTCTCCAACTGGAGCAATTTGGCAGAGTTTGCCGACATTTCGGACTGAATGTCGGTGGCACGGGCAAAGTCTCCACTCTGCATGGCATATGTATGCGCCTGTTTCAGCAGGTCGATGTCACGACTGACCGTGTCGATGGCATTGACCACCAGTTGCAGGTTGGTTTCATCAACCTCACTGCGCGCATGGTGAACTTCACGGTTGGCTTGGTGCAGTTTCTGCTCTGCTGCTGCCCGCCCGGCCTTTTCCGATGCCAACTGTTCCCGAAGGGTCAGGATATATTCTGGTTCCTGCTCTACCGCCGCATCAATAGCTTCAGCTTCGGATAGTTCCAGTTCGATCTCGTCTTCTTCCATGGTCTGATCCTTAATAAACGGCATCGGGGTTTTCGACCCGGCCCTTGATGTTGACGTCGTCGAAGATGCGGCAGAGGACGTTGTTCACGGTGATCGACCAGCCTTCGGACGGGCGGAAGATCAGCCAGTCATGGTCATTGAACTCCATCCCGGTGAACCAGTTGCCGTCCTGTTCGAACGCCAGAGGGCCGCGCTTGACCAGCAATCCGACCTTGGACTGGTAGCGATCCTCGTCGACATGGCTGTCGGTCAGGATCAGGCCGGATTTTGTTTTAGTTGGCCGCAAATAAGTAGCCAACAGGACTTGATTGTGGAACAATTCCACATTAGATATATCACCAAGTAAGTCGAGGATGGTGAGTTTTGGGTCTTTTTCGTGCAACATGGGCATATGCGGCATTTTTAATCCTTCAGAGGGTTTTGTTGACGACTGTCTGTGCGTCATCGCAAAGGTCGATGACCATATCCAACGCGGCAATCTTCCCGACTGCCTCGCGGTATTCTTCCATGGATGATATGGAGTGCCCCCCAACGATGTTGGTGGCAAGATGATGGCGTTCTTCGCTTATCAGTCTACGCAGCTCACGTTCGAAAACGCTGCTTGTCGTCTGGATCATCTTAATCACTCATAATTTGCGCGTGGCCCCCGGCAGAGGGAGATATACCGGAGGCCACTTTTTAGACACAGGGAGGGCGTGCCTTATCCCTTTGTACCATACTCTTCGATTTTTTCAAGACGGCCCTTACCGGAACCCGCGCCGAACTTCATCTTGGGGTACACCTTGCCGCCAGACTTCCGCGCCATCATCGGGGGCATCGGTCCAGCACCGGGAGGCGGTCCAGATGGAGGCATCGGGCCGGGTCCAGAAGCACCAGCCATCGCCGCGCCAAGGCCCGGTGGAAGGTGCATCGGCGGCGGGGGCATACCACCACCCATGGGAGGCGGACCACCCACTGGCGGCATCGGCATGGGCGGCTGCATGCCCATGGCAGGCTTTGCTGCGGTGTGCGGCATGACGTTGATCACGATGTTGGTCTTGCCTTTGGTCCGACCGCCAGTGGCGCGTGCAGTACGACCACCGCAGGCCTTGCAAGTGCAGCCTTCATGGCAAGCCTTGCCGCCATGCTTCAAGCCCTTCATGGACTTCTGTTCGTCGTGCTTTTCGTCGGCAGCCGAGGCTTCCCACTCCTTCATCGACATGCCGCGCTTGGCAGCCAGTTTTTTGTCCTGCATTTCGTCCTTGGCCGAACCTTCGAACTTCTCAGCCTTGCCGCCGCGCTTCATGGGCATGCCATCGTTTTCAGCGTCCAACATGCGCTGTTTCTCGGCATCACTGCGCGTCATCGGGCGAATGGAGGTCTTGGGTGCCAGCTTGGACGGTGCAACCTGCTCGGTGGTGCTGGCATAGCGGTCCAGATCGGCTTGCGTGATCGGCTTTCCGTACTGGTTCAGAGATGGGCCGCCATTGTTTTTGCCAGTGCGACCGCCTTTCTTGAATTTGCGCGGGTCATTTTCGCGATCATCCAAGTCCTGCATATCTGGAAGGCCGGATGGCGGTCTTTCCATGTTGCGATTGCTGCCCATCTTCTTGCGAAGTTCTGACGTCGGCATTTCCTTCAGTGCCTTCCGGCCAACAGATTTTGCCTTGAATGAAGGCATCTCTTCGCCCTCGACGTTTTCACCGATGTCGCGCTCCGCTGCCTTCTTCATGTTCCGACCGCCACGAGCGAAGCCGCCGATGTGCTTCTCGCCATCGCGCTCTTCATTGGCAACACGTTGGTTGGTGTTTGCCAAACCGACGGTGCCGCGCGGGGTGCGGGACAGGTTGGACTTGGCTTCGTCTCCGTCAACCTTGCCGCCTGCTTTGAAAGCGCGGCGCGAGATCGGGCGCATGCCAGTCTTCACGTCTGCCTTGAGTGGCTCGTCTGGCGTCCAGTCAGAACTGTCGACCTTGCCGCCGGAGCTGTTGATAAGGCCCTGAGCCTTCTTGTTCTTTGCTGCACGCAGCGCTTTGAAATCCATGGTACGATCCTCTGAGAGTTATCCGGCGTCCCGGTCGTGACCGAGAGAATACAACGAAGTCATCTTCAATGCACGTTCTATTGGTTTCTTGGTGTTTCCACGTTTCAGCCAAAGCTTGAACTGCGCCATCGGCATCGCCACCATCGACTTCATGCGGTCACGGCCCTTACCATCACTGAAGCCGTTGACGTAGGCACGCTCCGCATCTTGCTTCGTACGATACCCAAGAAGCACCTTGTGTTCGTCGAACTTGCCCGTCCGGTGATCGTGCTGGTCCACAACAAAGACGTGATCTGACTGGTGGTCAGGGCCGATGCAGACATCCACATGGTCGCCGTCCGCACCTTCGGTGCGCTTGATGTAGCCGTAGTCGTACGGCAGTTTGACCGACCACTTGCGCCCGTCCGGCCCGGTGCCGCTGCGCGTGGAACCCTTGCGGTTCTCAAGGCTGATCGGCAGCCCTTGGAAGCTGATGTGTTCCTTGCGGTAGTTCCCGGCTTCCTTCTGGGCGTCGGACGGCTGGACGGCACCACCTGCCTTGTGGCCAATCCTTCCGATATTCTGTTCAGCAAGGGCCGTACTGTCCAGCATGCGCTGGTTGATCGCCCCCCAAGGTTTCTGCTCTTCGTACATCTTGCGATCCGTTGAGCGTCCCAGAGGCTCTTCGCTCAGAGAGTGGACAGGAAGATTTCCTTTGATTTCTTTTCCCGTCAAGGCGTCAGCGTAATCAGTAAAAGCCGCGCGCCGGGGGATCAGTGGAACATCCCCGTGGTATTCGCCTTCGGTGTCAGCCTGATAGGTGGAGTGCTTGCCAAGTGCCAGATTGGTTGCGTTCTTCATAAGCTGATCTGGATCAAGCTTCACAAGGCGGTGGCCAACCATGGCATTACTCGCGCCAAGAAGCTCAGGTTCGCTGATGGCCGCGCGGGTCACACCAACTTCAGGGAATCCCAGACGGTTCCACTTGGCGGTGTCCATCATGCTGGTAAACCCGGCCCTGTGAGTCCCGGCGAAGCCAGTTTCAGGACGCATGAAGTCGGAAGCCGCCTTGGAGTTCATGATGCCGGGCCAGTTTTCCATTGCCTTGGCAAATGCGGCGCGCTTGCCTTTTGTGGGTGCATGCTCCCCGCGCTTCAACGCCTCATCAAATGCTTGGGCATCTTTCGGGTCAATGTTGGAAGACTTGATCTGGGCCATCAGGGCGTCGACCATGTTGTGGGATGACGATACGGACTGCGGACCCATCGGCTGGAATGCGCCAATGATCGGACCCTTTTCGGCAGCCTTGCCAATCATCTTTGCAAGCGCCTTGGCATGCAAAGGAGCGTTTGCCCACACTCTCCGCTGGTTCGGTTCAAGCATGTAATCAGAGCCAGCGTGCAGGTCTACTGGCCATTCCAGTTTCTTGCCTTGGATGTGCGTCATCCTGCCCAGTCTGGAGCGGTCACCACCAAGGCCAATCAAGGTTCCACCAGCCATTGGCGTCAGGGCATCCTCCCAGCTCATCTTATTCCGCTGCGCTGTCGTGACACCCGGAATTTGGGAGACGGTAGACTGAACGTCTTGGGGCGCGACACTCTGATTGATCTTGTAGTACCCGCCACGGGTTGGTTTGTTGGAGGAAACATCAACCTTGTTCAAGTTCAGGATCGCAATTTGACGCGCACGCTCCACCGGGTCATTGATCTTCCAGATTTCACCGGGATCGACGATGCGCGTTTTGCGTTGCTCCATTGCTTGCAGGTACTTTTGGGCCTGCTCATCGCTGAACTTTGGATCGACGCCAATTACCTTCAGAAGTTGAGCGCCAAGGGGGTGATCCTTCAGGCGCGCAATGACCTTCCCAAAGTGATCGTCCCCCATTGGCCCGCCGAACTGCTTGCCCACGCGACCACCCGCATTGGCATGCCGCATGGCATCAATCACGTCACTATGTGTCGTTTGCTCGTTCCCTGCCTTGTCCCAGATCGCATGGTGGGTCAGGTGCTGACGGAACGGCTCCAGTCCGGCGTCCATCTTGGGATTGAGTGCCGTTTGGCGCGCTGCAAGGCGATCCACAGCCTCAAAACCAGCCCGCCGCATGGGTGATTTGGCTGCCGATGTCGGCATACCCGTTTGCAACACCACTTGGCGGGCATCTAGGGTTGGTTGATCACCACGGCCCAGCATAGAAGCAACAAAACCAGCCTTGGCGGTGCCGATGCCGCGCAGCCCCTTACCAAATTCACGCCATTCGGCAACTGGGCTGTTGCTTGATACGGCACGCTTGACCATGTCGGACACGACTTTGTGCTTGTCGTGCAGGTTCTCGGCTGCCCAAGGCAGGGCATCAGTCTCGGCATTCAGTCCGAATGGTTTCATGACCGACTGGGCGTGCGCAACGGCTTCAGGATCGACCTTTCCGATTTCCGCTGCGTCCAGATAACGCTGCCCCATCTTGGACTTGAGCCATTCTGCCATCGCACCTTCGGGCCGGATGCTTCCGGTGACACTTGGGTGGAGATCAAGGCCCGCCGCACGCACTTTGTCAGCCGTCTGTGAGCGCCTTTGAATGCTGGACCGGGTGATGGCGTAGGCCTTGATCAGATCGCGCGGTGACAGGCCGGAAGTCGCGGCCTTGCGTGCCATTTCATCCATGTAGGCACCGAAATCCTCGACGTGTCCGGGGATTTCTTTCATGCCACCAAGGTCTTCCTGCACATCGCGCAGCGGACGCCAATCGAACCCCTGCATCTTCTGACTGGTTGGGTCTTGGTAGCCGGACACCAGATCAAGTGCGCGCTTTACGGTGTCGGACATATCATTTCCCCTTGGGTTTCAACGCCATTGTAGCACCTGCGCCGTCTTTGGTGAAGCGGCGTGTCAACGCCATTGCCTTTCCACCATTCTTGAACATCAGGTCTGGCTGGCTACGGTACATGGCAACGCGCTCTTCTGGTGATCCGTACGTCATCACCTTCTTGACCCCGGCTTCCGTAAGCCTGCGGGCGCTTTCCGGGTCGGACTTCGGAACCAGTGCCGCCGGGAAGGACGACAGCGGGATGGCCCGCTTGCTCTTTGCCTCGAAGTATTCGGTCGGCATTTTGGATGCGTGACGGCCAAGCTCCCTGATTTGGGAAATCAACTCAGGTGGCACGTTTCCAAACCAGTCGTGCCTGCGCCCCTTGGAGATTTCGGTCAGGGCATCCGCCGCTTCATCGTACGCGCGAAACCCCTTGCGCCCAGTGGCTTGCACCAGTTGTTCAACGAGGCCATTGTAGGAGTTCTCGAACTGCGACTTGATGGGCTTCATCTGGTCTTTTGGGACGATCAAGCCCCGGTCAGACTTGATGTCGCCCATGTTCAGGAACTTTGGAGTGTGGATGGCGCGGAAGTTGCCGGGTCCGTAGTTGAAGCCCTCAGAACCAGCCTCTGCCGCC